CGCTTACTGCCGGGATATTTCCATAAAAATCCGCAGTCATCTGGACATCAAGAGAAAAAACGGGCAGTATATCGGTTCTTTTGCGCCATATGGCTATCAGAAATCCCCTGACGATAAGAATAAACTTATTGTTGATGAAAAGGCAGCTTCAGTAGTGCGCCAGATTTTCAAATGGAAAATAGAAGGCATGAGCGGAGAGAGGATAGCTGAGAAGCTGAATGAATTGGGAATTCCCACGCCTATGGAATACAAGCATAGGAACGGGGAAAATTTCCAATGTGGTTTCCGCAGGAAAGCAGTCCCTAAGTGGCAGGCAAACGGTGTCAATTATATTTTGCGCAATGAGGTATATACAGGTGTGCTTTTGCAGGGGAAGACGGCTTCTCCCAATTATAAAGTAAGGAAACGGACAAAAAAGGACAAGAAGGATTGGATAAGGTGTGAGGACAGTCATGAGGCCATAGTTTCCAAGGAGGATTTCCAGATGGTACATAGTTTCTTTGGGAACGATACAAGAGTTGCACCGGAAGAGAAAATATTATATTTGTTTTCTGGTTTTGTAAAATGTGGACATTGCAATGGGAACATGACAAGGAAGTCAATTCCGGTAAAAGATAAAAGATATGTTTATCTGGTCTGTATTGAAAACAAGAACAAGGCGGGATGTACAAATAATAAGGGAATTCCTTTGGAGAAATTTGAAAAGGTTGTTTTGCAGGTAATAAATCTGTATATAGAGAGTGCTTTTGAATTAGGTCAGTTGCTGGAATTAGCTGATGAGGTTTTTTATCATGGATATTTTGTAGAAAAAATTTATGAAGATATCATGGATAAAGAACTGGAGATAGAGAAAAAACGCCAGTATGCTTCCTCTGTCTATCAGGATTATAAGGAAGGGATATTATCGAAAGAAGAATACCTGGAATTAAAGGATTGCTACAAAACAGATATTGGGATTCTGCAGGGTGAGATTAGGTCATTGGAAGCAGAACGTGAAGAAACTGCAAGGAACAAAAAAGATCAGGCAGGGTGGATGCAGCAGTTTATTGAATATAGAGGGTTCAAAGAGCTTTCGCGCGAGCTACTGGCAAGGCTGATAGAAGAAATAAAAATATATGATAAGGATAGAATTGAAGTTATATTTAAATTCAAGTCAGAGTACGAACAGGCGTGGGCTTATATAAAAAATCGGGCTATGTTTAATTACGAAATCCGCTTTGCGGGACCGGAAAAACGAATGGAACTAAGTAGGATACTGGAAGGAGAGGGAGCGGATGGCAAGGAAAAGCAGGAAACCCAGTAAATGCGTAGATATTAAAGCTCCTGCTGCTGTTCCGGCCGTAAGTCTTGTGGGCATATACTCCAGATTGTCTATTGAAGATAACGGTTATGAAAGTAAAGATTCCATACAGAACCAGCTTGCATTATTGAAGGAGTATGTTGAAAAGCAGGAAGATGATTTTAAACTCGTGAAGGTCTACGTTGATAATGGATCTACGGGAACAAATTTTGACAGAGAAGAGTGGAACCATATGCTCAGCGATATAAACGCTGGGGAAATCAATTGTGTAATAGTAAAAGACTTTTCAAGGCTGGGACGGAATTATATAGAAGTGGGAAATTATCTGGAAAAGGTATTTCCATTCTTAGGGGTAAGGGTTGTAGCTGTCAACGAGAATTTTGACAGTGAAAAGCAGACGTTTGAAAACAGTATGTTGATGAATTCCCTGACTAATATTGTGAACGAATATTACGCAAGGGATATATCAAAAAAAGTCACGCAGACGAAACGGACTATGCAGAAGAATGGGGAGTGCGTCAGCGGAGTGCTTCCTTATGGTTATAAAAAATCGGACAAAGATAGAAGGAAGCTGGTTATTGATCCGGAAAGCGCTGATGTGGTGAAAAAGATATTTAAATGGCGTCTGCAAAAGAAAGGCTGCATTGTAATCGCCAATTACTTAAATGAGCTTGCCATACCGTCACCGGGGATGTACCGCTATATGAATGGAAACCAGTCTTTTAAGCGCAGCAGTAATGCAAAATGGAGGTCAAAGCATGTTGCTGGGATCCTTACAAATCCGGTCTATCTTGGACATATGGTTCAGGGGAAGACAAGGTGCAGTTATTTTGAGCAGGATGGAAAACTGAGGGTTCTTCCAAAAGAGGATTGGATCATTGTAGAAGGGACGCATGAACCGCTTGTCGCACAGGAACAATTTGACGCAGTAACGGCAATGGCAGAAGAAAGCCGGAAAAGATATGTGCAGCAGATGGAGGTTCATAGGGATATTCCCCATACGGAAAATTCTTTGCGTAAAAGAATTTTTTGTGGACAATGCGATAGCCTGATGACAAGGAGGAGCAGAGTAAAGAATGGAAAAAGAGATTATTGTTACTTTTGCAACACACCTAAATCAAAGATAGGCGTTCATTGTACGAATACTTATATACATGAGATCCCGCTAATGGAAGCGGTAACAGAGGCAACGGATCGGCAGCTACGGTTATTGGGGAAAATAGAAAATAGCTGGAATCAGCAGAATCAGTCAGAGGACTATAAGAAAAAAGAAAAGGAAATAGTGAATCAAAAAAAAGATTTGGAGGAATCTGTTAGCCGGATTAGAATTTTAAGGCAAGAGATTTATGCGGATATGAAGGAGGGGCTGCTTTCTCCAATCGATTATGAATATGAAAAAAAACGTTTGACAAAAAAGCAGCAAGAGTATGATGATGCGTTGGTCAGCTTTATGGAAGGTGACAGGATGGTAAAGGAAGTGGAAGAGATATTAGGGACGTATCGTCAGAATGCCTTAGAACTGGGAAGGGCAGGAACGCCAAATGATATGATTTTCATGAAATTGTTAGATTCACTGATTGATAAGATCGTGGTCTATTCCCCAAAGAAGGTTGTAGTTACATACAGTTTTGCAGATCAACTGGAAAAGTGGTGTCAGGAATTACAAGCAGATATAACACAGGAAAAGGAGTGGGAAGATTGATAGATGGATATGTTGCGAAGTATCTTAGGATATCTGATGATGATGTGGACGTTGGAAAGAGTAAAGACGAAAGCGGAAGCATCAGTAACCAGAGGAGTGTGTTGCAGTTTTTCATCAATAACCATGAAGAATTGTCAAAGTATCCGGTCAGAGAATTCCTGGACGATGGATATTCCGGAGTGAATTTTAATCGTCCCGGAGTCCGGAAGCTGCTTAAGGAAGTAAAGGAAAATAAGGTTGCCTGCATTGTAGTCAAGGACTTATCTCGCTTTGGAAGAAATTATATTGAAGTCGGTGATTACATAGAGCAAATATTTCCATTTCTTGGGGTGCGCTTTATTGCTGTATCAGATAATTATGATAGCTTTAAAAATTCAGGTGGAATAGAAATAGGTTTTAAGAACTTGATTCATGATATGTACAGTAGAGATTTGTCTAAAAAGATAAAATCCGTAAAGCGTATGCATCAGGAAAAGGGAACTTATATAGGCGGAGATGTGCCTTATGGGTATAAGTATAGTGGAAATAAGAAAGCTGAAAAAGGTCTTGGTATCTATCAATCAGATCCGAATGCGGCGGAGGTAGTAAAAAAAATTTTTTTATTTGCGGTGGATGGTAATACACCGGTTAATATTGCAAAATGTCTGAATGATGAAGGGATTCCCACGCCGGGAGCATATAAGAACCAGACGAAGAAGTATGGTTATCAGATGGAGAATACAAAGAGTAATTTATGGGTGAGCGGCAAGGTTAGAGATATTTTGCAGAATGAAGTTTATATTGGAACATATATTTGCCATAAGATATCTGCAGTCAGACCGAGGGAGCCAAACTGGAATGATGAAACGGAGTACTTAAGATTTGAGAATGCTCATGAGGCAATCGTGTCAAAAGAAGTTTTTGAAATTGCCCAGAAATCCATACAAATCCGGGGCAAAAGAGGAGCATACAAAAGGGCAGAAAACAGTCATGCATTGCAGGGAAAGGTTAAATGTGGGTGTTGTGGATATTCCATGAACAGGAGTGGCAAAGGGGCAAGAGCCAGTTATCTATGCAGAATGGGTGATAGTTGCGGCTCCCATTTGCGGATAAGGGTGCAGGACTTGGAGGATACTGTTCTGGAAGTATTAGAGAAGCTAGTTTCTGTTCAAAGGGAGGTCGAGGTTAAAAGAGAAGAGAACAGGTGCAGAGCAATTTCGGAGATTACAAAAATTAAGGAAGAAAAGCGGATTTTGGAAATGAAGATGGAACACTGCAAGACTAGCCGCCTGAACCTGTATCGGCAGTGGAAAGAGCAGCAGATTAAAAAAGATGAATATATAAAGAAGAGAGATGAATATACAGAGCAGGAGGAGGGACATCAGGTAAGGATGCAAAAGCTGGATAAACAATTGGAACAATTGACATCAGGACAGGATGAGAGATTGGTCTATAATTTGTATGATTATAGCGGTATTCAATCGCTGACAAAGGAACTGGTTGATGAGTTGGTAGAGAGGATTGATGTGTATGATGGGCATAGGGTGAAAGTGAGTTGGAAGTTCAAAAATTTTTTTTATTGGAATATCAGTTAGAAATATATTTTCGAAAAAAAGCTTCTGGACAAAAATTCAGAGGGACGGGGAAATTGATAGAAAGTTACAGGATAATATACTATACTTTATTTACTCCTGTTTGAGGTGGTTTGAATGTTATCTTTATGGATATTGATGAACATGTGGCAGCATCTTTTACAAAAGTAGAAATTTCTTAAACGCGATTATCAGGAAAAATGAGATGTATACCCCTTGAAAAATTTATAAAAAAATTTAGTCCTATCTTGACACCAGCTAATATCTTGGGATTGGGATGGGCGTGTACGCCGGCAGGGCTTAAGGCGATGGAAGAGCTGGCGAAGCTGGAGGCGGAGAGAGGG